GGCGTGAGCGGCGGCATTGACTTTTCCACCGAATGGCTGCATTCTGCTGAGCCCACCGAGCCCCCCATTCGCATCGTTATAGATATCCTCCATGTGCTCGACACTCTGGAGAATGCCTTGATTGTGCGCAGCCATGTAAAGCTGAGCGGCGGTCAGCTTTTGTCCGTCAGCAGTCTGAGCAATGACTTTCCGCCCTTCCGTTGGGGCGAAATGCGAAAGCTCACCTGGCAGGTCTTGCATGCTGCCGAATAGAGGTTGTAAGCCTTCAAGCCCTTTGTAATTGGTATGAAATGCTCGCATGACCTGGAGGGCTTTGGAATAGTTCCGGACGTCATTGACGCCAGCGATCCAGTTATTATAGATGTCACCGATTCCATTGTGGATAGCGTGACTGGGAGAATAAATCGTGACGCCGGTCTTCCACATTCGAAGGATATTATCCATGGAACGTAATAGCGCCATTTGCTGCGGTTTCGGCGCGTAAAGGTCGCGGACGACGCGGGTAATTTGCTGAGCAGTCTCGGGATGGAAATACACACCCTTGGTAAATGGTAAATCCTTGATTCCCATATTGCGTTCAGCGTCAGCTCCAGCTCTTCCGAAACGACTAACAATGTCGTCAAAAATGGCCTTCTTGGCGGCTGCATTCCAGACGGCAGTATTGAGTCGTGCCAGCTCCTTAGCAGGGTCTCCGGTAAACTTGTGGCTTTCCCAGCTGTTAAGCCAGTCGGTTCCATTCTCATACGAGACCTCCTTGCCCAGCATGTTCTTTACAGTTTTATTCGTCAGCTTAACCTGAGAGCCCATTCGCTTCAGCTCAGCATTGAGACCATACTTACCATCCATCGTCAACCCGGCGCGCATTGCTACTGTGTTGCCATTCCGAGCCGCTTCGGGAACCTTGCTCGACGAAAGCAGGTTCTCCATGAACGTTCGAATCTCCTGCGCGGCCCGCATTGTCGCCGGATTGCCACTTCCGATGAAGGTTCCCTGAGCAATGCGAACGGCTTCCATTCGCTGCTCATTCGTAAGCCCCTGCATTGCATGTGTCAGAGAACGGCTCATCAAAGCCGCATTCGTGCGAGCCGTGGCCTGCCGGGCTCGGACGATCGGCCGGAGGTCATGCTGGCCGTACCAGGTGGCCATACGGCCCAAGAAACCGGTTTCAGCGCGCGCCTCCGGGCCGATCAGGGTTCCGAGGTGTTGGGGGGCCGGAACGGTGTCGATCTTGTCAGAGAGGCTCCTGGAGACAGCTCGACCAAGATCATCGACAATGGCTTTGTAGTTGCTTGGAATGGTCCCAGTTGTGACAATGTCGCGAAGGACTTTTCCGGCGGACGTCATTGCATCCTTTGCTGCGGACTGCTGGTTCGTAATGATGGCATTGTAAAGCTGACGCCCAGCCTTTCCGGCGCGCGTCGATCCAGTATTCATTACTATGGAGCGCTCGACACCCTTTGCATTCTCCTGGCTCGCCAGATGCTTTACCGGGTCGCTGAGCGCAGGATCGTGAAAAATTTGGTTCACCTTGAGCGCGGCATTCTGCACAACCGGCTTGATAGCCTTAGCTTCCGCCACTGCATTCTGAGCCTTCGCAATGGCGCCAGCGGTGGTGCCATTCACGAAGTGGTTAAGAATGTGGTTGGGGAAAGAGCTGAGTTTATCAGGAAATTCAGAGTGGTTAAGAATTGCGTCGGTAATGCGAGCTGGAGTGCCATCGGCACTTCGAGCGACATGACCTTCGTTTGCGAGCGTATCTTCAATGTGTGCGACCACCTTAAGTGTTCTTTGGTTGATAGCGCGCACATTGCTTGCTCCTCCATGGGTAATGGGAGCAAGTCTTCCTCTAACGGTATTCCAAACCATTGACTGAGCAAGGTCATTATAGCTTCCAGTCGGTTTGAAGCCGTTAACTCCAGCAATTCGCTCACGGGCCATTCTGGCCACGTCGTCGTGAATGGCTTGCTCGGCGGCATTGAGTGGCTTCGACAATGCTCCTGCACGCTTAATGCTGTTGAGAGCTTGGGTCTGGCGAATGGCTGCCAAGTTAGCTGCGGCATCTGGATTCTGGGGGTGAACACTGTCAAGGACCTCTTTCGCCGTAGGGGCGAGAATAGCACTCAACTTGAAATGTGGGTCGCTTATTCCCTTGAGCTCCGAGGAGCGGGCAATGCGCTTTGCCGTCTGGAATGGCTTGGAATTTTTAACGGCATCTTCAAAAGCTGTTTTGAAGTCCGCTCCATTCTGGACGTCCTTAACAACCTGAACCGCCCTCTGTGGATCAACTCCATTCTTGACGGCTTCCGCGATCCAATTCCGATTCCTTTCTAGGCCAGCCCTCACTCCGGGGCCAATTTCCTTGAGGGCATTATTGGCGACAGCGCGCGCCGCATCAGTTGCACTACCACCAATGCCCATCATGGAATGGAGGCCCTTGGCGACATTCTTGCCTTCATCGGTAAGGCTGGTTGCCCTCAGCGCATTCCCATTCGCCAGCGCTTCCTGGTCAATGTTGACGTGCGGATGCTCGGCCGCGACGACAACTGGAGAGCCAATCTTGGAATGCAGTAGGTCTGGAATGGACTTGGCATTCTTAAGCGCTTGCGGGTTGATATCCAGTAATGGATTGCTCGGCGGGGCGGCTGGAATAGTCGGAGCTGGCTTCGGACCATTCGGAACGGCCGCCGCCTGCTCAGCTTCAGACGCAACATCTCCACCTCGCGAGAATGCCTTGCGGGAAAGGTCGCCAATTGTGGGGATAGGCGCGCCGAGACCACGAGCCCACTGAATGGGCTTTGCTGCATTTAGCGGGTCGGCGACAATGTTAAGGGCCACTCCCCCAATTTTGTCGCCAAGGGAGAGAGGTCCACCCTGACCGGGCGTATAGCCAACGGGAGACCCAGTTGTCTTCTTCTGCGCATTGATATCCTTTCCCTGTTGAATGACATCCGCCCAGGTCCGCTTTTCGGTTCCAGAAAGTCCATGGATGATTCCCGTCCCTATTCCCTTAAGGGCATCACCAAATCCAGCGAGAGGATTACTCCAGCTTTCACCATGCTGAGCCGCAGCGTCTTGCGCCTCATAAGCTGCATCAGCCGCAGCGTAAAGAGGTCGAGAAACGACGTCGAGAATACGAGAGATTACAGACTTTCCCTGCTGAGTCGGCTTCGGAGAATAGCTTCCGCGAAAGTCGCCAACTCCGCCGGTCAGTAATGAATGGGCGATTGCATTCGTGGCAGGGTTAATTGTCCCCAGTGGCTGAATAGTCCGTCCGGGGAAAAGGGTCGGATTCTGGCGCTCAAGCTTCGACGTTGCTGCCTGAAGCTGGGCAATGAACTGGGGACTAAGAGTCATTACTGATACTTACCCATCTTAATGGCTAGTGCGTTATAGAGCTCCTGCAATGCGCTCTGTGGAATGCCAGGGATCATCTGCATCGCATCCTGCTGAAGCAATGGCCAAGCAGTTTCCAATGTTGCTGACCCCGCTCCCCCGGGCCCGGAAAGATTTGCTAGATCCTTCGACGTTGCGAACGTATTAAAGATATTCTCTAGAGCGCCAGGGTCATTCAATCCAGCGTTGTCAGCAAAGTACTGTGCAACGCCACTAACGCCCTTATACTTCATCGGAGAGGGTGCCTTCGGGGCCACCCCGAAAATGCCGGGGTTAGTTAGCTTTTCTAGCTGAGCCATTTTCATTGTCTGGTCGAGTAACTGAGTCTGCTGCTTTCCAAGGTTGCTGCTGGCCTGGTTTTGCAACTGAGCAAGAATAGATTGCGCGGCTGCGCCTTCCTGGCCCTTGTATCCAGCAATCTGCTGGTTGATGTTATTCTCCAGCTGCAAAAGCTGCTGAGCTAGGTCGGCCTGAATGTTGGCACCCTCGGTTGGAGCAATGGCGGAGGCTCGCTGCATAAAGTCAGCTTGCCCCTGGCCCATTGTCCGCATTGCATCATTCAACGCCTGGCCATTTGTGGCTGCCTGGTTAGTCAGGTATTGCTGGTCACTTTGAAGCTGCTGCGTGCTTTGTGGCAACGCTGCCTGAATACCTAACTTCTGGAGTTCCGTTGCTTGAGCATTCTGAGCATTCTGGTAATTCGATTGGATCTGGTTTTGGAGGGTGGCGTAATTCTGCCTTGACTGGTCCTCTTGCTGGTTGAACTGGTTGGTAATGACTGGCATTTGCGCCGCGAGGGCCTTGCCGAGAGAATTGTATAAATCGCCAACCTGCTTTGACGCCGTTCCTTCATTCGCTTTCGCCGTCCCCAAGTTTTGCTGGAGCTGCTGAATGAGCGGATCGTATTTCAGCGACGCTTGCTGGTTAGCCTGGTTCGTCAAATCCTGAATGGAAGGACCGGAGCCCATTCCAGCAAGCTGCGCCATAAGATTATTAATGATGTCTTGCCCCGGATTATCCGGGGAAAAGTCACCACCTGCCGAGCTATTCGTTTGCTGCCAATTCGCCAGAGTATTACCAGTAAAGGGAACGCCGGTGGTAGTTCCATCTTGCGGATTGGTAAACTTGGCAAAGAATTGAGACTCGTCACTTGGGCTTAAATTCAGTCCGGCGCCCGCAGGGGTGTATTGTGTCTGCGGAAGGGTATTCGCTGGCGGAAGGCCATTCGCAGACAGTCCACTCAGAAAGCCGGTCAGGCTTTGCCCCGGCTGCTGTGTCTGGAATGGATTGGAATTGAGGAAGCCAAGCCCGCTGGTGAATGGCGAGCCGGTCGGAGGCCCTCCCCCGCCTGTCATTGAAGCTGGCATCTTAGAACTTCCCTAATCCTGCGGCGCGCCTTGCGGCAGCCTCTTGAATAGCTTGGGCTTTCGCGGCAAGCTCATTCGCGATGAATTGTTCATATGCGAGTTGGGCACTATCCCTTGAGTTTTGCAGCCCACCCAAGAGGTTTGTCATTTGCTGCTGGTTCGCATCATTGTATTGCCCGAGTTGGTTCGCGTAGATCCCAGAATAGAGAATTCCACGCGCAGCAGCAGCATCACGCATGTTAAGACGATCCTGTGTCGCCTGCGTATCGAGCGCCCTTTGCTTTGCATCGTAGTCCGCCTGAGTTTGCGAAGCCTGCAAATTCCGTTGCGCATTATACTGGTCATACTGACGCATCAAATCGGAAAGCTGGGTTTGATAGGTCGTATCGGTCCCCAGATACTTATCCAGGTTCGGATCTCCAGTGCCGCCCGACAATGGATTTGTCGGACCGGCAGGAGCGGGAGGCGTCGCATTCACCCCCGGCGGCGGCTGGGGCCTATTCAAATTTTGAGACGGGCCGCCGAATAGAATGCCCGGAGGGGCTATACTTTGATTCGGGTCGGAACCCATCCCCGGGCCAGGCGCAATTGCCAGCCTGCGAGCCGCCGCATTGGCAATGGCTGCATTTGGCGTAGCGGCAAACTGCGTCGGATCACTAGCTAGTGCCAATTGGATTACCTCCCATCAGGTTAGCCATTGCCGGGTTTCCTTTGACTCCTGTTTTCATTCTGCGAAGGATCGCATTCTGGCGAGCTTTAATCTGGAGATTGCGCTCGCGATATCCTTCGAGATTAGTTGTCGGCCCGAGGTTCGGAGAGCCTTGCGTGCCGTATTTCTTGTCTCCGGCTGCAAAGCGATTGAAGCCGGGCGAGCGCGCATTATCTTGCGGGGTTGGAATCATTTATGCCCCAACCAAGTATTGAGAAGCCAGCCCTTTTCTTTGAGCGTTTTCACGGCATCCTGAACGCCGGGGAGGTAGCGCATTCCATTCGCGTCCTCAAGGGGAATTCCAAGCTGGACAATCTCTTCTAGCTCTTCAACTTCCTTCGCAGCCTTAATAATTCTAGCCGCAATGGCCTTAAGTTCCTTGTCGGTCTTTGGCTTTTCTGATCGCTTACGCACCATTAGTTAGACCCTTCCGTAACGACCTGCTTGACTTCCATTACGTTGACAATGCCAAAGAGTTTTGCTGGCCCGGTACTTAACGTACCATCCGTTGTCAATTGAATGGCGAAGTTTACCTGACGATAGCGCAATGATTTAGCGAACTTGACAAAGTGCTGCGCGAGAGAGCCTGGCGTCGGCCATGTCGTAGCAATGCCAGGAACGGCTAGAATGGGCTGGCTCCACGTATTCAACTGAGCCCAAGTATATTGTTTTGCTTGAGACCATGTCACCGAGAAATTAGTGACAATGGGCGTGACTGTTCCCGTGACCGCATTAGACGTGAAGACGGTTGCGCCCCACCAATGCATTTTCTTGTAGCGCTGGCCGAATGAGAAGATTCGATAGCGACGACCATAGGCCGAGTCGAAATTCTTCGTCAGCATAGAGCAGGTAATGGTTGCGCTTTCCGTCGTCGTAGAATCGTAGCCATTCTGCATCTTGAATGTCTTAGTGTCTTGCGCCAGGCAGCTACCGCCGTAATAGACATCCAGGTTATAGATATTCCCCGAGCTGCTGGGCCAGCGAACAAGTGGACCGAACCATTGCTCATTGTTTGTGGTACTGAACTGGAATTCTGTCCACGTGCGAGTGCGGAGTCCAAAGGAATAGACCTTCCGGTAATACCGAAAGAGAAGCCTATCCCCCCACAGCGTGAGAAAGAAGTTAATGGCGTAAGTGTTGCCGTTCGGAACGCTATTGTCGTAGACGGGTGGAACTTTAATGTTGATCTTGGTCCAGTGGTAGTTGACAATCTCATAGACACTATTCCTATGGAACACGAAAACCGAGTTCTCGAATGGAACTACACAGTTATTCGCCGACACGCCAACAATGTTATTCACCTTCTTGATGGAGCTCGACGACGGAACACTGTCGAACGCCATTACGTAGGTGCTATCCTCTTTGAAAAGGAGAATGTTGTCGTTGAATGTAACTAAGTCAACGAGTTTCTTTCCGTCGCCGGGAGAGATGTCTACAAAGGTTGCATCCCCCGTATTCCACGAGCTCGGGTCTGCGACGAGGCTGTATTGCAGCCTTGCTGTATTCGTTGTCGCATTGATACCGGGAACAATCCAGGCGCGCTCCTTGTAGACCATTGCTGCGCTGGCCCCGGGTAATGTGGAAAGAACCGTAAGGGTTGTTCCATCCCATGATGCTCCCTGAGGTCCTGTATTCACCTTGGGAAAGAACCAGACCTTATTCCCGTACTGAATAGCACAGTCGGAGGCAACGGAGGAGCTGAGTAATGTCCAGGCTCCTCCAGTGCTCTGGTAAATTCCCTGTGCGCTCGAACCGATAAGGTAGGTCGTACCATTCAGATTTGCGAGCAGCAATACTTTCATGTTGCTAGTCGAGCTAGGCGCCGTGGATTGGTTCATTACCACGGGCGGACGGCTAACCAATGAACCGTCCAGCCCGACTTCGAAATTAATGCAGCTTGCCATTTCTGTGTCGGAAATGGCGCCCGGATCGCTGAAGAGATTGAGCCCGCCAATGAATGGGCCAAGCCGCATTTCCTGACCTGGCACTAGAACCACCCCGGAAAGAACTCGACCTGATCCTCAGCCTTTACCGTCACGGAAGGGTAGACTTCTCGGGTTGCCCAGTTGTCTCTTTCCTTAAGGGTGTTAACTCCGGTTTGGAATTGCTGGCGCTTTTGCTGTCCAGCGCCGAAGTTCTCATCGAGTTCATAATCCATTGACAGGCAATATTCAACGATGTGATTGTGATAGCCGTTAGGAAATTCGAGATTGTCAGTATCATTGACAACATCGACAGGATTACGAAGGTAATAAATCGTAAAGTTGGTTGGGTTACCATTAGAGACAGTAGAGCTTTGAGCTGGAACAGGAAAGACCGTAAGCTGCCCGTTCCAAACGTAATAGACAAGAGGGTCTCCCTGAGAGTAATTGGCGGGATTGAGCAAGCCGTCAATGTACTCGTTAAAGTCGTTTGGCGTCAATCCTCTCATGTGCAGGCCATTGAACTTAACCATTCTCAGAAGGCGACAATCCGTCGGAAGAGGATAGGTTCCCACTCCGGCCTGGACTGCCGTTGTCGCGGTCTGCTGCAAAAGGTCATCGTTCTGGTTGGCTATTTCCCGCTGGGCATCATTCACCCAGCGGACAATGTCGGCGTCTTGGATTTGAATTCCAGCGTCATCGCCGAATGCTCGCTTAACGCGAGTCTTTACGTCCCCTAAGTTCACTGAAGTCTACCCCATCATGCTTGTAATGAATCTTGGGGCTGCGCAATACTGAAGCCGCAATGAGCCCAGCCTCAATGCGAGCTTCCTGCTGCTCTTTCAGTCGGAGAGCTTCCACAGCCTTATTATAAGCATCCACTCGATTAAGCACACTGCCTTGAGCATTGTCGATGGAAATAATGTGGGCCAAAAGACGCTCATCAGCATCATCAAAGAACCCAACATAATAAGGCTTACCGTGAGGCGGGCGGTGAATAACCGCCCAAGGCTTTGTATCCAGCGGGCCGCGAGACTCCGGGGGAATAAAGTGTAACTCAAGATACGGATCATAGCCCCTCAGTAATTCGTCAATGCGGCGGTGTTTCTCGGTAACGGGAGCATCTTTCAAGGGTACGTGAATGCTGCCGTCGGGATCGAGGAGAATGGCTCCATTGCTGTTCATTACGCGATCCTCGTCGCCATAATGGCAGCTTTGTAAATCGAACCAGCCGAACCTGCAACAATGGCATTGATGGAAAAGTTCTGCCCAGCAGTGATCTGAGCATAGATTCTATAGGGCGGGGACATTGTATTCGCAACATTTGCGACTGCTAGCATTCCGTTGCCGTTGGTTGCCCCATTGTTCAGAAATTCAAAGTTATCGAGGGCGGTGCTTTCTGCTGTTGCTCCAAAGCCGACCGTTACATCAACCTGGTAATAGCCGGTCTCGGCAGCGGTAAGACTGACAATTCCAGCTCCAGCCCCTGGTGCAGTTACGTGCGCAGCATTTATCTTTGTCTGTTCCTGCAAGGCATTCTGTCGAGATGTAGTGACCATTCCTTGGCCCATGGTCACACCGAGGTTATTGTCGGCAGCAGGAACGGCAGCTAGGTAGAATGCGCGCTCAAGGTCATTAAGGGAAACACTAGGCGGTGCAGTCATTACCCCTCCCAGGGAAAAAGAAAAGCCCAGCCCAGGATTCTGGACTGGGCTTTTTCATTGGCACTACTCGGGCGGCAGGACAATACTCTTAACCGCCCACATTACGCATTCCTCAAACTTAGTCTCGGCGAGCTTGAATTCGCGGACATTCTCTGTCTTAGCCTCGACCGCTTCGAGTGCATCGGCGAAAGCCAATGCCGCCCGACGAAGCTTGACAATGTCGCGGACTCCATTCTCATTCGGAGCGTGGTGCTCGATAGCACGACGCATCTTTTCACTTGCCACTAGCCCTCCGTAATGTCGCCGATCAGTCCCTGAGAATTCCTCTGGTGGCAGCCCAGCTGCATGTACTTGTAGACCGTCGCGTCATAAGCGTCATATCCGATGACGCGAATGAAGCGGCTGCCGTCGCGGTCCATGAATGCCCAGTCCTGCGGTCGATAGACCGTGATCTGGTTCTCATTCAGGAAGTACATTGTATTCGGGGAGCAGTCAATGTCAGCCATGACGGGAATGTCGCCACGGTCTGTCGTGAATGCGAGCCCGCTGAAGCCACCCTCGAATTCCTGAGTATTCGTGTAGCGACGCTGCTGAACGAGAAGGTTGAAGTAAGCACGACGCACACCGAGAGTGGTCCAGATGACAGTAGTGTCACCACCCTTTGTGTAGATGTCGTCGGCTTCCTTAATCATCATTCCTTCAGAAAGCGCTCGCTGCGTTCCGCCATTCGTGTTAGTAACAGCGGCCCAGACCGGAACCGTCGCCGGGTCAATGGCGTAAAGAGCGCCAGTCGCCTTGACAATGTCCTGGAGTCCGGTAATTTCGCGAGAGACGTTTCCGGTGCGAACCATAATGTCGCCGGAAACGCCGGAAATGGCGGCGCCGTCGAACGTAATGGAAGTGTTCGCAACAATGGCAGTAACGTTGCGACCGGAAGCCTTAAGGGTGGTACCAGTCGAATCGTAGATATCCACGACCATCCCGACTTCCACGTACGGCATTGTCAGCGCCACCGGGAAAGTGTTGGTAGTGGTGTACGTAGCATTCGCAGTTGCGAGAGTGCCAAGACTCGTCCCGAAAATCTGACGGTTAAGGTCACGCTTCAGGTCGGTCTGAATGCCATTGATTTCCTGGTCCAGAACGGAGGCGAAAGCCTGCTCATTCGTCTGGGCCAGTTCGAAGGTCTGACCGGAAAGCCGAACCGCACCGTACAGATAGGCAAGGCCCACCTGAGCCGCAGCATAGCTTTGGTTCTGCGCCGTCGGAAGAGCTTCCATTTCCAGACGCGCACCGACACCATTGTTACGCTTGATGTGCGTAGCGAACTTGACGTACTTACCGCCGACAGTAGACTCGATATTCTCTGCCGACTGTTCCATTCGCTTCGTGACCCGGTTCCAGTTAGCTAACTGTTCCCGAATCTTTGGCTCGTAGATTTCCTTCAGAATGTTGTTAGCGGTGGTCATTGTAGCGACCATTGAAATCACCCTTGCTGGTTGGCTGCTTTCATCATGTTAGCCACCAGAGAGAGAGTGTCAGACTTGCTCAGCTTTGCAGGATTGATTTGCTGCGAAGGCAATGCACCAGCGCCGCTAATGACAGTCGGAGCCTGCGGACGATTATGCTCCGCAAGAATTGCATTCCGGGCGTTAATGAACTGCTGGGCCGCCTGGTCCGCCGTCATTCCATTCTGCATGTAAGCCAAGACGTATTGTTCATCAAAATCGCCATGCTTTGCACGAGCCGCCGCCAATTCAGCATCGAGGGCCGCGTCAGCCCTGGCATTCTCGGCGGTTTGGTTCTGCGCAAGCATAATCTGCGCCATTGTCTCGACGGTCTGTCGAAGTTGCGCAATCTCAGGGTTGAATTGTCCACCCTGGCCAAGTTCATATTCAGCAGCGCTCTCACTCTGCTGGGGTTGCACATTCTGCTGGCCCTGCGGCGCATTCTGCTGGGAGGCAGTTACGGCTGCATTCGCTACGTTGTAGCCATACGTTTCCGCGAGAATGTCATAGACACGTCGCGGATCAGTATTGATTGCGTCGTAAATACCATAAGCCTGTTCCAGGACTTCGCGGGTAACGCCCGCTTCCTTGAATGGCTTGTAGTCAGCGTATTCGCCGTGTACCGCTTCAATGCGCGAGTTAACCCCCTCATCCCACTTTCGCAGGTGGGGCTTAACCATTTCATGCATGCCCTGGGGAATGGCTGAAAGGAAGTCGTTCCAGGCCGGATTGTCTGGAAGGCTTTCAGCGCCGCCGCCATCATTCGGCTCGGGCGGAACAATTCCCTCATCGACCGCATTCATTCTCTTTCACCTTCTAAAACCACGAGCTGTTCCACTACCGCAAGGGTGTCGGTCCTGGCTCTAATTAATAGGTTAGCTTTACTGTCAACTCGAAGCGCCGGAGTCTCCGCCGCCACTGTCGCCAGCTCCTGCAATGTCGGCACTCGCGTCATCAGGAGTGCCGGAATCGGAATGGATAGGATTCTTTGCCGACTTGGCGAGTTTCCCATCACGCTTAGGGGTAGTATTCTTTTGCATCCTTCGGCGAATGGCGCCCTTTCGATCCGAGGACGCCATTTCTACCGTTGGATGGTTAACCGTGTCGCGATTTGCTCGATGCATAATCAGCGACTGACGAATGCGTTCTAATTCTGGCTCGATAGCTTCGCGCTTGTCCTGCAATGCGCCTTTCACGCGACGGTTAACGTCTCCGTCGGCTTTCTCGCGAAGCTTCGAGGCTGAACTCTCGACCGACATTTCAATCTGCGACCTTTGTAGAGAAGTAGTAAGTCACTCCTACTTCATAGTAATCAGCACATTCCTTTGGAAGCTGCATTTCCAGCACTGCATGGTCGCCCTTTGTTCCACCTGGCCAAGAACTAAACTTCACAAGCCAATGCGTAAAGCTCTTATCGCCTTCAACGGCAAGGAACTCATTCTTTTCAGTGCAAACTAGCCTCACATTATGCTGCATTCAGATCCCCTCGAATGACGTCTTGTTATCCGGCACGTTGGAAAGCTTTCCAGCGTCCATAGCGGCACGCTTTGATGAATTCTTCATCCTCCGCGCAATAGCGTTCGCTCGCTGGGCGGGATTCGCAATAGGGGCAAAGCTTGGGAGGCTCGGGCTTGCTTGAGCCACAGCAGTATTCCCGGGTCCCATTCTCAGAGCCCCTTAAGCTCCGTACCCCGAGAAGGATTGCCATTAAGCCGCCGAGAAATAGCAGCACTGCGAGCACTTGTAGGCTTTTCAAGTCCCCGGATGCTGGCGCCCTTTCCTCCGCTGAGCTTTGGCGCATGGCCTCCTCCTATTCCCGCATTGCCAGTAATGGCCTTCATGATGGCGCTTGCCATAGGATTGCCGGTGCTTTCCGCAGCTCCATTCACATTGAGCGACGGTCGCGGCATTCCACTTCCACCAGGCAATCCAGCCCCCGGTGGCAATGTCGGATTGGCGCTGATTCCCATTCCGACGCGATTTGCAGTAACAGCCGACCCCAGTCCGGGAGTGGCGCTGGCTCTAGACATTCTCTTCACCTACTCCATAACCGAGATTATTCCGCTCAGTATCCTGACTCTTGGTTTGTGCCGTTGTCGCCAGGCGCCGGAGGCTTTGCTGGCTGACTTTTGGATGACCCCTTAGAGGCGAGCCGACGCGCAATGGCATCCTGCTTGGGAGCATTATTGTTATTCCCGGAACCAGGGGTCTTGGGGCCGCCGGACGCAATCTTTTGTGCCACCGCTCCCCCAGCATTCCTTTTCTTGGCGACGGCCGCCTGAATGGCAGCAAAGCCATTGTTGTCAGCCACTAGATGATCCCCGCATCCTGCTTCAGCTTTGCAGCGTAGACCAGGTCATTCAATAGCATGTTATTCAACTGGGCTTGAGTATAGCCCTGGCCCAGAAGATAGGTTTCCAGCGAGGTTCGATCATTGTAGGTAGCCGGAGTGGAAAGCTTGGTGGCATTCGCAACATGACCTGTTGCAGTTGCGCGAGTTCGGACGGGCCCGAGCTCGTCAAACATTTCCTCAACCTGCCCATGCTTTGCGGTCATTCTAAGCCGCCTCCATTTGCGTTAAAGGGTTCTGCGTCAATCCGACGCCTTGAATGGCACCACCCGGAGGTGCGCTTTCCGCTCCTCCTGGATTTCCTTCGCCCGGTCCAGCACCCATTGGCGGCATTGTCTGTGCCTGCAATGCCCGCTGATGCATCGAGACGTGCTCCTCAAAAAGCTGCTTATTCTCTGGGGAGAGGTTCTCGAATTGCTGGCTCTTTCGGAACTTATTGTGAGCGTCAATGTGAATTGCATGGTTATCCCAGGTGTTAACCGGCACAATGGGCGGCGGATTGCCACCCGGGGGTAATGGCTGCTGAGTATTCGGGTCGTAAAGGCCGATCGGCTGAGCGGTATTAGGGTCACGCGCAACAAA